AGGGTCTTCAGTAATTTCTTTTGGGTCGTTGCGTTGAATTCGGTCGCTATCTTTTCCATCCACCGTTTCATCCCATTTATCCGGCGCCTCGACATCCAGCACACCCACCAGTGTGCATCGGCAATTGGGGTGAAGCGGAGGCGTCTGGATCGTGGCGTAATAGGCCTCTTTGCTCTGACCAGTGGCGAACGGCTGGCCCTTCTTTACCCGTCGCGGCCGGCCATTCACCAGGCCGATCCGCTTACACTCTTCGCAGGCATCATCCGAGAGAAGCCATTCATACCCGACGACCACTTCCATATCTTCTGTGCCCGCCAGAAAGCCGGCGTTGTGGGCTCGGTTGGATTCGGTCACGGCAATCCGTCGTGCTTTCCACCGAGCGGATTCGGCGAAGAACTTGGCCAGCCGGTCGGTCTTGTCGGCAAGCGTTTCGCCCGCCTTCTGGCCGGCCAACAGTTCAACCTGCATTTCCTCGATCAGCCGCTGTGCTTCATCAGCCGTGGCCGCCTGAATGTCGCTGATGGTCGATTCGGCCAGCTTGATCTCATGCTGCTTGATCTGGTCGTAGATCGAAACGTTGCGGATATCCCAACTGGCGGCATCGCGTTGGCCCAGGCTGATACGTGCCTGGCGTGCCGCCTTGTCGAACATGCCGATGATGTCCACCACAAACCGCTTGACCAGCGGATCGGCCATGTCGTGCGTGATCTGTACCCGGATCGGGTCGTTCATCCGCTTCATGACGGGTCCAGCCGCCTGCCTGAACTTGGCCCGATAGATCGGTTCCAGCCGCCACCAGAACGACGACAGGATGGCGTAGAACGAGCGGTACACCCGTTCTTCGTCTTTGGCTGTCACCTTGGGTTGCAGGGCAACCTTAGGCTGAGACTTTTTCGAGCTGGTATTGGTCCGAACTTTGGCCACCGATCATGCCCGCCTGTGGGGGTGTGGATTGGGTCTTGTACGTGTCGCCGTCCTCGGTCGGTTCCAAGGCCACAATCCGGCGGCCCTCGTTGCGCGTGATCAGCCCGGCGTTGTACAAGGCCACCGCCCTGTCAGACTGTGCTTTCTGATCTTCGGCCAGTGCCTCGACGTTGGCGTAATCCCACTTCAGCCGCATCCGGCCCGACGGGTCGTACAATGGCAAAAGCTGCGATTGCAGCGTCTTGGCGATCAGCTCATGAAACGGCACCACCGCGTTGATCCACGCGGCCCGCTGAGCCTCACGATAGTTGCTGTAGGTCTTGCCGGGGTCAGGCAGGCCCAAAAGCATCGGGCTTAAACCCATCGCTGAGCAGATGCGAGCCACGGCATGGTTATCCACGTCGGTCAGCAGCATGTCCTTGGGCTGGGTGCCCAGGTTGCTCACTTCCACCGGTGCCGAAAAAATCAGCGGCGAGCCCTGCTGGTCAAGGCCAACCGATTCCATGATGCTGGTGCGGAGTTGATCACGCTGCTTGTCGCCAATCTGGTTGTCACCGATTGGGCTGACGACGATGTTCGTGACACCGGTATTCTTCAGGATGGCGCCGGTGTAGCCGGCCAGCATGTTCACCAGGGCGATCTCGCGGCAACACGCCATCAGGGGCGTGTAGCCGAGGCGATCGTTCCACGAGTCGATGCCGCGTTTGAAGACGATCACCTGATCTGGTGCGAAGTTCTCAATCCGCCCAGTGCCGGCGGGTATGTACTTCCAGCAGTTGAGCCACTTGGATCCATCGGTCGGGAAGTCCGGTGCGGTCTGGCGGGCGTCCAGCCAGTAAAGCTCACCGACCGTGCCGCCGTTGGTCTGGGCGATGTACGAAAACGCGGTCCCTGAGCACATCAGGTCGGTGATCCATGCGGAGATCATGGCGTGGCCCGAGTAGATCGGGTTGGGCTGCCGCATGACGTCTAAGATCGGGTGGCCTTCCAGCTCCACCTCTTCGCCGAACTTGGTCGTGATGTAGAGCCTCAGCGGCACGCTCGTGATGTTTCGGACAATCCAGTCGAGTCCGAGAGCCACCACGGGATTCTGGCGGAAGTCGCCGGCCTCGCTGAGCCAGTCAAACCGCGCCGATGGAATCTGTCTGGCACGCTGGGCATAGATCGAGCCGCCACCACCACGGCCGCTGAAGAGGGTCTTCACGCCGGTGGCCAGCCCTGAAAGCATCTGTCCGAAGTAGTTCTGCATGGCGTAATAACCCTAAGCTCAGGTAATAAGTTAGAGCCATCATAACGGATTCAGACTGAAACGCCAACTTTTCGCATGAGGTAGTTGAACGCCAGACTGAGCGCGTCCACCTGGTCGTCCGTCTGACCATCCTCGCCGTTGAAGTCGGCCACCTCGTCAAGAAACGCGGTGATCCAGTTGCCGCGGGTCAGGATGATGCCGCCCTTGGCCGACTCTTTGGCCGCCGGCAATGCACGCTGATACTTGCTGCCCGATGGCGACTCCTCCACCACGTGAAAGTCACTCAGGTTCTGCCGCACATACTGATTCGCCCTTTTGCCGGCCGATCCCGGCTCACGCTCCAGCAGCACCGTCACGTTTTGCCCGTCGGCCTCTGCGGTCTGCTTCTGGATCGTGTCCAGCTCATCAGGCCCCCACTGGCCCCTGACAATCGAGTCGATGTAATACTTGCCGGCGATCTTGTGCATCCTCAGGCCCACCGAGTGATCGCCCCCGCCGGGTGTCGCGGCGCAGTCCCAAGCCCTTACACTCAGCCGTTCGGCGTTGGGCAGTTCATCCACCGACTGGAACCAGGTGCGCTTGAAGAGAGTGCCGCCAGGCTCAACAAACTCGCCCATGAGTTCCTGTCGTTGCCAGTCGGCAGAGTAAGCACCCTCAAGGCTTTCCACAAACTCCGGCGGGTTGTAAACGTTTGAAGCGGATGTGGCCTGCGTCATGCTGATTTGGCCGGTTTTCACAAGGTCATACATCCAGTGCCTTGTGCCCTTGGGTGTGGATGTCAACCAGATCCGTCTTGGTTCTCGCCTTAACCGGCCGATACACACAAGCCAGGTTTGATGATCGACGTAACCGGCTTCGTCCACCCAGATCCAGCCGGCGTTAACACCACGAAGCCTGTCTGGCTTGTCGGCAGACCGAAACAGAATCGTGCGGTTACCCATAAGCTCGGCCGTCATGGTGGCCACGTTGAAGGACTTGACTATGCCAACACCGTCCGTTATTTCGCGGAAAGTTTTTAGGACGGTATCCCGCAGCATCGGATAGGTTGGGCTCACGACCATACCAGTCGTGTTTGCCGGCTGACAAAGCATCTCCCAACAGCCGGCAAACGTCTTGCCGCTACCTACTCCACCGATAAATCCTCGCCAATCGGCCGGATCATTCCAGAACCTTCTTTGGGGTTCTGTCGATGTCTGAATCGTTAACTCTGGGTTTAATAGCAACGTAATCGTTCCCCTCAAACTCCGTGTTTGTTAAATCGACCGGCGTAGGCACCTTGCCATCAAGCCGATCGTAAAGCTCTTTCCAATAACGGAAATCGCCCTCAAGAGCCTTTTTGATGCCCTTCTGAATCAAGGCCTTAAGCAGTTCCGGCCGCAGCTCAAGCTCGGCTTCCAAGGCAGCCGTAAGCGTCTTTTTAGGCCGGCCGCCGGGGTTGCCTGACACGCCTTTTGGCCATCGCGAGTGTTCCGGTGGTGGCGGTGTTGGCATAGCTTGTTACTTGCCTGTTTTCAGGCAATCCTCTCTAACGCCTACCATGCCCGTCAATTGCTCCCAGCGTTTGACGATCACGTCGCAATATTGCGGGCTGATTTCCATGCCGTAACATTTGCGGCCAAGTTGCTCGGCGGCGATCAGGGTGGAACCACTGCCGCAGAAGGAATCAAGAATGATTTCTACCTTATGATTTCTAATCGCTTTTGCCGCCAGTGCAACTGGTTTCTGTGTTGGATGAAATTCATTAATTCCATCGCGATCCTGATTCCACACCGTTGCCTCAGTTGTTGCACCACACCATCTCAGTGTGCTGCCATTCGGCTTGAAATACAAGCACGGTTCATGCCGCTGCTTATACTGTGCATTCATTGCAGCATATGTAGCGTTTGTCTTATGCCAGATAATTAGAGCATGAACCTCACATTGGTTTTCCGCAACCGCATTATAGACATCACGCGCCTTAGTGCCTGCGAACCACATGTAGCACGGGCCATCAACGACGGGCAATGCTACTGGAAGAAATGCCGGATAGATTTCCGTTGTGTCGTCGTCTGCAAGTTTCTCGCGTTTTCTTTTTATCTTCACGTCGCCGCTGTGGAAATGGCCGCCTTCATAATTCACGCCATACGGAGGATCTGTAAACATCATGTCCGCCTTCTCACCATTCATCAACCGTGCCACATCATCGGCGTTGGTCGAGTCACCGCACAGAAGCCGGTGTTCTCCAAGGATCCACAGGTCGCCTGGCTTTGTGATCGGCTCAGCTGGCGGTTCAGGAATTTCATCTTCAATGATTTCAGACTGTTCTTTGCCGGAACCGATCAGGTCGTCGCCAAGCCCTTCAATCAGCTTATTGATTTCATCGTCGTTGTAGCCGGCAGCCTCAATCTCATAGTCTTCAGACTGCAAAGCTCTCAGCGTTTCGGCCAGTGCCGTGCTATCCCATTCAGCAAGCTCAGCCGTGCGGTTGTCTGCAATTGCGTAGGCGGTCGCATCAGATCCTTTGAGCGCTGAGGTCACAACCGATATTTCAGTCCAACCAAGCCGCTTGGCCGCCTCATATCGACCGTTGCCAGAAAGGATTGTTCCGTTAACGTCGATCACGATTGGGTGCTGCTGGCCGAACTTCCGCAGGCTGGCCACGATGGAGTCCAAGTTGCGTTCGCCGTGCCGCCTCAAGTTGGCCGGGTCCTGACTTATCGAATCTATAGGGACTGTCTTGAGTTGCATCCGGTACGGACCTTTCTCCTAAGTAATAACCGAAACCACTGTAACGCACAAAATCAGGTTTTGCTAGGAAACTTGCTCGACTCCGCCAGCTCACGCATGAAGCCCCAATAGGCCATGCACGTTGCATCGGCTGTGCCGTCGGTCCACTTCGTGACGTTCGGCCAACGTTGCTGGCAGTATACGGTGGACCGCTTCTTCTCCAGCTTTGAGTCGATCCCGCCCAGCAAGGCTTTCTGCCATGCCTGAGGCGTGACATACACAAACGGAATGCACAGGCACGTCAGGATGCCTTCAATCAGGCCGCACCCAAATCCAAAGTTGAACATGCTGGTCACGCCCTGGCCGGGCATGGCGTGCACTTTCTCGATCACGGCCAGCTTGGCGCTGTCATACTCAATCAGGAAGTCACGCAGGCCCTGAGCGTTGATGACTTGCTTGGTGCCATTCTTGATGACGGGCATCTTCTCAACCTGATAGACGCGGTCGTGCATCAGGACAGAAATGCCGCCTTTAAGGCCTGGGTCGATGCCGATGGTGAAGCTCATTACGTGGTTCCTTCCAGTCTCTCAATTTCCATTTCAAGGTAATACTTGGCTTTCCTGAGGTCTTCCAGTTCCGCCCCCTTGTAGGGAGCACGCAGCACATACTTGATCACGTTGCCACGCAGAAATGACTCGTGGCGAGAAATCGTGATCGGCTCAATCCCGCTGGGGTGGCTTGTGTAGTGCTTGGGTTTGTAGATGGGATCACTCATCATTGTCATCCTCTTCAACCGCATAATCTGCTTCGTCGTCGCATTCGCAGTCGTCCATTATGTCTTTCATGCAATCAATGCAGAGGGCTCCTGCCCTGACCCCATTGAGCAGATTGTAAATCGCCAGTGCCACCGCTCTGCCTTCTTCAGCCGACTTAATGCCGGCAATATCCTCAAGTCCGATCATGGTCACACCTTCCTTGCTTCGTTTTGCTGCTGTTCTGTCAGTAATTTCCAAGGTTCGTCCATACGGCACCTCATGGCTTCTGCCTCGTCAGATTCAATCCCACAAGATTCAATGGCGACATCCAACTGCTTGGCCAATGCATGGTAGAGTTTTAGCGGTGTCACCTTGATCGGGAAGAGAACACTATCAGGGCCAACCTCGTAATAGATTTCAAGGTTGTAATCAACGATGGCACGATTGATATCTGTTGTCAGATAGACCGAGCCATTATGCTGGTAGAACGTGTCGCCCAACATCGGCTTTCGCTTGAAAGTAGCACTAAAACGGTACTCGTAGAGTGGCTTTCCCATTCTCACACCTTCTTGTAGAGAGTTGAAACACCAGTCTCATAAACGTCGTAATCACCGAACAGGTTGGGCGCCGCATTGCGGAGCTTGTCCAGCACAGCCACGGCCAACCGCTGAATCTCCGCATCGGCGTGAATGCTGCCCCGCATCTCGATAAAATGCCGCCACGCACGGGCGTTGCCGGTCATGAAAATCTTGGTTGCCGTGCAGTTCGGCAGCACGCTTCGGGCGGCTTCACGGGCACGCTTGCGGATTGCCGTTCGCAATTCAGCGGGCAGTGAAGCGATTGCGTCGTTTAGTTCGGCAAACGATTCAGGCCCTTTGCCATCATGCCAAACGCTGGCTGGCAAGTGTTTTTGAGCAAGACGCACATAATTGATGTTCGACAAGCGTTCATAACTTTTTTGTGCGGCACAGATTGATTCGTGCCACTCGAACCAAAC